ATACTGAAATATACAATTTAAATAAAGATAAAATTAAAAATCCAAATTTAATTTATCCTGGTCAAATTTTAACCTTACCAAGTTAAAGGGCAGGTGGTGATATGATTGAACTTTTAATTCAAAATGGAAATAAAGTTTTTCAGCCTGTTCTTCAAAATGAAATAAGGTGGGAAACAGAAAGGAAAGGTCAACCTGGAAAATTGACTTTTTCTGTTATAAAGGATTCTATTATTGATTTTCAGGAAGGAAATCCTGTAAGGTTTAGGGTTAATAATACAAATATATTTTATGGATTTGTTTTTAAGAAAGAACGGGATAAAGAAAATATTATTAATGTTACAGCTTATGACCAATTAAGATATTTGAAGAATAAGGACACTTATATTTATAGCAATAAGACTGCTTCTGAACTAATTGAAATGATTGCAGCAGATTTCAATCTTCGTGTTGGGGTTTTAGAAGATACAGGTTTTAAGATTGCTTCCAGGATAGAGGACAACAAAAGTTTATTTGACATTATTCAAAATGCCTTGGATATAACTTTGGAAAACAGAAGAAAAATGTATGTTTTATATGATGATTTTGGAAAATTGACCTTAAAAAATGTAGAATCTATGAGATTAAACCTGTTGATTGATGAAGAAACTGCTGAAAACTACAAATATACATCTACAATTGATGGTGAAACATACAACAAAATAAAGCTTTCTTATGAAAACAATGAAACTGGCAAAAGGGAAATTTACATTGCCCAGGATTCAAGAAATATAAATAATTGGGGGGTGTTGCAATACTTTGAAAACATAGATGACAAGATAAACGGTAAAGCAAAAGCTGATGCCCTGCTTCAACTATACAACCGAAAAACTCGTAATCTTACCATCAGTAATGCTTTTGGTGATGTCAGGGTTCGTGCTGGCTGTTCCCTTCCTGTCAAGCTTAATTTGGGGGATATAAATGTTCAAAATTTCATGCTTGTTGAAAAGGTGCAACACATCTTCAAAAATGATGAACACATGATGAACTTGACATTAAGAGGGGGTGGCTTTAGTGCCTAATTTAATTGAGATTATAAAGCAAGCTGCTATTGAAGCGGTTGCTGCTTCAAACCCTTGTGCAATTATGTTCGGCACTGTTACCAGCATAGACCCATTGAAAATAAATGTAGAACAAAGGTTAACATTGGATGAATCACACTTAATTTTGACATCTAATGTTAGGGATTACAAAACAAAAATTAGTTTTGATAATCCTGGAATTAAAAATATTGTTAAAAATTACAGCATGGATGATATTCCAGGAACTGATTACAAGCTTAGTTACCAACAGCCAATACAAAATGAAATTACTGTTTACAACGGGTTAAAAATGAATGAATCTGTTATATTACTTCGGGTTCAGGGCGGGCAGAAATATATTGTTTTAGATAGGGTGGTGATTTAATGCTTCCAGCGGTAAATGATGATTTACAAAAGGACTTTGAAATTGAAGAAGAAACTTCACATACTTACAAATTAGACTTGGATAATTCAACAATTGCTGGGTATGTTGATGACCTTGAAGCCATGAAACAAGCAATTTATTTAATTTTGAACATTGAAAGATATGAATATCTAATTTATAGCTGGAATTATGGCATTGAATTAAATGACTTATATGGTCAACCAATACCCTTCGTTCTTCCTGAACTCAAAAGAAGAATTACTGAAGCATTGGTTCAAGATTCAAGAATACTTGGAGTTGATAACTTTTCTTTTGAAACTAACAAGGGGAAAGTTCATGCAACTTTCAGTGTTCACACCATTTTTGGTGATGTTGAAGCAGAAAGGGTGGTGACAATTTAATATGTTTGAACACATGACTTATGAAGTTATACTTCAAAGGATGCTTGATAGAGTTCCACAAAATTTAGATAAACGGGAAGCATCTATAATTTATAATGCACTTGCCCCTGCTGCTGTTGAATTACAGAATATGTATATTGAATTTGATTGGATATTAAATCAATCATTTGCAGATACAGCACAAAGGGAATATCTAATCAAACGGTGTGCAGAAAGGGGAATTTTCCCTGAAGAAGCAACAAAAGCAATCCTGGAAGGACATTTTAATATTGATATTCCCATTGGTTCAAGATTTTCCCTTGATAATCTAAATTACAGGGCTATTGCAAAGATTTCAGATGGTGTTTTTCAAATGGAATGTGAAACCCCTGGTGAAATCGGAAATCAAAAACTTGGAACTCTTATTCCAATTGATTACATTGATGGTTTGACCACTGCTGAATTGACTGCTGTTCTAATACCAGGTGAAGATGAAGAAGATACTGAAGTTTTAAGGCAAAGATATTTTGATACCTTCAATACAAAACCTTATGGTGGAAACAAACAAGACTATATTCAAAAAACCAATACCATCCCTGGGGTTGGTTCAACTAAAGTTACACCAGTTTGGAATGGTGGTGGAACAGTTCTTATTACCATACTGGATGCCAATTTTAATAAAGCATCTAATGTTTTAATTGATACTGTTCAAGATATACTTGACCCTGCTGGAAATCCAGGTAAAGGTGATGGAATTGCCCCAATTGGTCATGTTGTAACAGTAAATACAGCAGATGAAGTGATAGTAAACATATCAACAACAGTTACATTGGATACGGGTTATAACTGGTCAATGGTTGAAGCTGATGTAATTGCAGTTATTGATGAATATTTACTGGAAATCAGAAAAGAATGGGCAAACAATTCATTAAATATTGTAAGGATTGCCCAAATTGACACAAGAATATTAACTATTGATGGAATTATTGATATTACAGGAACCAAAATAAATGGGGTTGCTGAAAACTTAAACCTTGGAGAATATGAAATTCCTGTATTGGGAACGGTGGTGAATGTATGAAAAGGGATGCAAATTTAATTTCATATCTTCCCCCCGTTCTTCAAAAAGTTAGAGAATATCAAGCCATTACCAATGCTGAAAACCCTGAATTTCAACAAGTGTTTGATACTTCAGAAAAAGTTTTAGGTAATTTATTTATTCATGATGCTGATGAAGCTGGAATTGCAAGATATGAAAAAATACTTGGAATAAAACCTTCAGCGGATGACACCTTACAATCAAGAATATTCAGGGTAATTGCAAGGTGGAATGATAGAATTCCTTATACCTGGAATTCTTTATTAAACAAGCTTGATGTTCTATGTGGTGAAGGAAATTACACCATTATTTTAAGAAATGATGAATATACCATTGACCTAACAACTCACATGGGAATTTACGGTGGATTAAATGAAATTTATAACCTGCTGGATAAGATGATTCCATGTAACTTGATTATAAATGCTGAAAATATTTTATTTGCCCAAAAAGAAACAGCATTGCATCTTGGAAGTGCAACCATTTGTGGTTTGCATTATATTCTTACTTCAAATATAGATGAAGATTATGAACTAAAAGCTAAAGCAAACCTTGCTTCAGGAATTGTAGATGGTATGCACTATATGCTAACTTCAAACATTGATGAAAATTATTAAGTTTCTTCAGATGCAAAATTGGGTTTAACAGTTACTGGTGGAACGGTTTATTCATTAAAAAGTGCAGATTAAAGAAAGGTGGTTAATGAACAATGGCAAGTTTTAATAACACAATTATCACAAAGAAAGGTCATGCTTTAATAGCAAAAATAGTTGCTGGAACAGCAACACCAAATTTCACTAAAATCAGAACTTCTGACCATCAATATCCAAGTGAAACCAATTTTGAAGAATTGACCAGTCTTTCAGGGATAAAGCAAACAGTAGATGTTGCAAGTGTAACAAAGGTTTCCCCTGCTAAAATTAGAGTAAGTGGGGTTTTCACAAATGCTGCCCTGGAAACAGGTTATTATGTTAGAAATATTGGGCTTTATGCAGTTGACCCACAGGAAGGGGAAATTCTTTATTCAATAACCACTGCAATTGAAGCGGATTGGATGCCCCCACAAGGTGGAATATCAGCTTCCAGTATTTTGGTTGACATTGAAACAGTTGTTGGTAATGCTGACAATGTGAATATTACAGTCAATCCAAATGCAACTGCAACCGTTGAAATGGTCAATAATTTAGCTGCTGAAATAGCTGATGTTAAAGGGTTCATTGGTTATACTGAAAATGATATTGTTGGTGTTGAAGTGGATTTTAAGAATAAAAAGTTTACAAGGCTTGCTGGTGCAGTAAATAAAACTCCTGGTGCTGATTTTGACAGCATTAAAGCTTTTGGCGGTAGAAGAAGATGTAACCTTGCTGATGATGGAATAGTAAAAGCTTATTATGGTGAACCAGGATATATTGAAAATGGTTCAAATGGTCAAGTAATGGTTGAACAACCAAAATTTTATTACAAGGTTGTTCCTTTAGAAATTGAACCTATTGCTGATTATGCTGAAGTAAATACCTTTAAAATAACAGCAAGATGTAGCACCAGCGGTGATTTAACAATAACTCTTAATGGTGTTAATTTTACGGTTGCTGTTACAGCAGGTGATGATATAAATACTGTTGCGTCTAAAATAAGAAGTGCAACTTTTAATGGCTGGACAACAAGCGGAAGCGGTGACAGTGTAATATTTACCTGCAATGAAACAGGTGTAAAAACAACCGGAACATTTAATGGCGGTTCAACTGGTGTTACTGCGATAGTGACAAAAACTGTTTCTGGTGGAAAAAGCAAAGGTTACCACATGAGAAAAGCAAGATATTATGTTTCTGATACACCAAAGGTTGGCTTTAAGGTTCATCCTGCTTTTGTTAGAAATGGGGTTGAAGTTGATAAGATTTATCTTCCAGCTTATGAAGCATGTATTCAAAAAGAAAATGGCACTTATATTCTAAATGATGACCAAGGAACAGATTTTAATGCAGATAAGCTTTCTTCAATTGCTTATGCTAAACCAGCAAGTGGATTAACTCAAAACCTTACAAGAGCAAATGCAAGAAAGCTTGCTAATAACAGGGGAACTGGATGGCAGCAAAAAGATGCTCTTTGTGCTTCAGCAAGTCAAATGCTTATGATGATTGAATATGCAGCTTTTAATATGCAAAGTGCTATTGGTTTAGGTGTTGTAAATAAACCTTCAGGGGAAGGTAATGAATCTGAATTAACAGGTGCAACTTCAAACCTTGGTAATGCTTCAGGAATGGCTGCTGGAACAAATGGATTAGTTTCTATAAGTTATAGGGGTGAAGAAAACTTTTGGGGGAACATTTGGAAATGGATAGATGGATTAAATATTGAAATTGGTAACGGTGTTCATGAAGCTTGGTATGCTGACCATAATTTTGCTGATAATATTAAAACTTCACCATATAAAAATGCTGGGTTCACATTAGCAAAAAGAAATGGTTATGTTTCAGCAATTGGTTGGTCAGAAACATGTGACTTTTTATTTTTACCAACAGAAACTCTTGGCGATTCAAGTTTACCTGTCGGTGATTATTTCCATCAAGACCATGCCCCAAGTGGTTGGCGGGTTGCCCGTTTGGGCGGTAGTTGGGGTGTTGGCTTGCTTTCTGGTGCTTTCTATTGGCTTGTGAATAATTCGTCTACTAGTCGTTATCGGAATGTCGGCGGCGGGGCGGTGTATGTTCCCCAGGTATCTTAAAGCTTAAAATATATGGGTAAGTTGAATTTGTCGATTACTACCAATTAAAGTTATTTTTTTTTACCAGTTTCAGGTTACCCATTTAGGCAGTAATTGGAATGTTGGCTTGATTTCTGGTGCTTTCAATTGGAATGTGAATAATTCGTCTACTAATCGTAATCGGAATATCGGCAGCAGGGCAGTAAATGCACTTACAAATTAAAACCTGGTCAACGGTCAACTTACCCTGCCTCTTGGCAAAACATAAAAATACAACTAATCCTGTATTGGTAGGTTTATTGAAAATTAAGTTTCAATAAACCGTTTGAAGATTCGGGAATAGTGCATACAACAATTGGTGGGAAGTCTATGAAAAGATACGGTAATTTATATCCTAAAATTTATGACATGGAAAATCTAAAGCTTGCACATAAAAATGCAAGAAAAGGAAAGGGGTGGTATAAAGAAGTTAAACTTGTCAATGCAAATGAAGAATATTACTTAAAGAAGCTTCAGGAATCACTAATAAATAAGACTTATCAAACTTCTGAATACGAAACCTTTCTGAAAAAAGACGGTGAAAAAGAACGGGAAATTTATAAATTACCTTATTTTCCTGATAGAATTTGCCAATGGGCAATTATGCGGGTCATAGAACCCATTTTAATAAATAATTTTACTAAAGACACCTATTCAGCTATTCCAGGAAGGGGTATTCATCAAGTTGTTAAGCGGATAAGGGGTTATTATAAAGAAGTAGATGGAAAACAAGTATATGTTCCAGGTATTTTTATGAAAGACCCTTATGGAACCCAATACACTTTGAAATTTGATATTAAAAAGTATTATCCAAGTATTGACCATGACATTTTGAAAGCCAAATACAGAAGGATTTTTAAGGATGATGACCTTCTTTGGCTGCTTGATGAAATTATTGATTCAACCCCTGGTGGTGTGGGAATTCCTATTGGAAATTATCTTTCACAATATAGCGGAAACTTTTATCTTTCATCCTTTGACCATTGGATTAAAGAAGTCAAAAAGGTTAAGTATTACTTCAGATACATGGATGACATTGTTATATTTGGAAGCAATAAAGAAGAATTGCACAAATTAAGACTTGATATTGAAGAATATTTAAGGGATGAATTAAAGCTTAAAATCAAAGAAAATTGGCAAGTGTTTCCCACATTTATTAGGGGTGTTGATTTTGTTGGATATAGATTTTTCTTTGATTATACATTATTGAGAAAATCAACTTGTAAGAACTTCAAGAAAAAGATGAACAAGATTAAAAAGAAATACTTCAGCGGTGGACAAATGAATTATTCTGAATGGTGTTCAATCAATTCTTATAAAGGTTGGTTAATGTGGTGTGATAGTTACAGGTTAAGTAAGAAATACATTGAACCAATCCAACCTTTTGCTGATGAATACTATGAAAAATATGTTAAAAGAAAGGTGGATTAAAATGAAGGATTATGGAAGGGTAAGAAGCACGGTAAGCCCAAAGCCCATGGTTATTGATGAATTCAGTGTATGGATTCATAAAAACATTACTGAAGTCAGTGAAAATGTTGGTGAAGAAAATGAATTCATTGGCTATGAATATGACATGATTCAGTATGAAAAAGATGAATATATTGAATTACTGTCAGAACAGAATGAAATATTTTTAGAAACCCTGGACACTCTTATGTCAGAAGTGATTCCATCTTTAATGATGTAGAAAGGGGGATGTTCCAATGAGTAGATTTATTGCAACGGTAATTGAAAGGGCAGCGGATGTTTCACTTGAAAAAGGTCAAGAAAAATATAGGGCTTACTTCATAAAAACTTCATTATACACACCATATAAAGCGGATGCAGATGCCTTGCTTACAGCAGAAGGCTATGCGGATGTGATTGTTTCTGAATAACTAATACATTTATATACCTAAAAGATAAAACCCCTTTAGAAGTCAAATTTGGGCTTCTGAAGGGGTTCATTTTTGTTATGAAAGGAAGTGGTGTGTTTGACAATTGAAGTAGCACTATTAATTTCAGGTGTGTCAGTAGCATTTGGTATCTTTGCTGGTATTTCAAATTTAAGAAGAAACCAAAAACTTGATGATAAACGGGATGCAACGGAAATGACCACTGTAATTGTTAAACTTGAAAACATTAGCATTGGAATCAGTGAAATAAAAAATGAAATGACCAATGTTAAAAATGATATTAAAGAATCCAGGGAAAGGCTTATTAAAGTTGAAGAATCAACAAAACAAGCCCACAAAAGACTTGATGCACTTGAAAAATATAAAAAAAATGGTGATTTGAGTGAATAAAAGAACCAGGAGAAAGAAAAACAGGTTTTCCAAGTTCATTGTAACAGTGGTAATTCTCTTGAACATTCTTTTCACTGCTGCGGTTTTATATGTGTTTTTACAAACTGGAAGTGAACCAATGACATTGATTGGGTGCTGGTTTGCTTTCACAACGGGTGAATTATGGATGCTATCAAGTATTAAAAAAACTAAATTAAGAAAGGATGGTAATGATGACTAAGATTGATTGGAAATCCAAGCTTACCAGTAGAAAATTTTGGGCAGCAGTCACAGGTTTTGTTACAGCAATATTGGTTGCTTTTAAGGTGGATAACCTGACCATTGAACAAGTGGTATCAGTTATTTCTGCAAGTGCAGTTTTAATTGCCTACATCATAGGTGAAGGAATGGTTGATGCTGCAAGGGCTGGTTCACAAACCAAAGGAGAGGATGAACAAAATGAGCATTAAAATTATCCAAGATTTTATTCCTAAAGGAAGAAAGAACAGACCTGGATACCCAATGACACCTAAATATATCACTATTCATGAAACAGGTTCTTTTGGCAAGGGTGCAAATGCAAAAGCACATGCTAAATATATAAAGTCAGATGATGCAGCCAATAGACCTGCTTCCTGGCATTTTACAGTGGATGACACTGAAATATATCAGCATCTTCCATTAAATGAAAATGGTTGGCATGCTGGGGATGGTGGAAGTGGAACTGGAAACCGTCAAAGTATCGGAATTGAAATTTGCGTTAATTCGGATAGTAATTTTGAAAAAGCTGTTCAAAATGCCCAATGGTTGGTTCGTAAATTGATGGCTGAATTCAACATTCCTATTGAGAACATAAAACAACATTATGATTGGAGTGGAAAGAACTGCCCATACACCATTAGAAAAACACCAAATGGCTGGAAAAACTTCCTGGATGGCTTAAAAGATAAGCCCAAAGAAGATAATACTTCAAAGGTTTTATACAGGGTTCAAACTGGTGCTTTTAAGGTTAAATCCAATGCTGATAAGCTTGCAGCGGAACTTAAAAAGAAAGGTTTTGACACTTATATGGTTCAATCTAAAGATGGACTTTATAAAGTTCAAGTTGGTGCTTACAGTGTGAAATCAAATGCTGATGCTATGGCTAAAAAATTGAAAGCAAAAGGTTTCAATGTTTACATTACAACTGAATCAGGTTCACCAGTTACTTCTTCACCTGCACCAAAGAAAACATTGAAGGTTGGAAGTAAAGTAAAAGTCAAACCAGATGCAAAAACTTATACTGGTGGAAATCTTGCAAGCTTTGTCTATAATAATGTATATGATGTTATTCAAATAAATGGTGATAGAGTAGTTATTGGTAAAGGAACAGCAGTTACAGCAGCAGTTCATAAGAATAATTTAATTCTTCAATAAAGATAGCCCATACCAAATAAGAGGTATGGGCTTATTTTTTTTTGGTTCTACCTCCACCAACACTGGAAGCTTCAAAGGAATAATACCACTTGTTTCCTCTTTTTCTCACATGACCAGCCATATTAACATCCTTTCTATTAATATTTTTAGTTCAAGATGGTTCAAGATAAGTTCAAGATAAAATAAACATCTTGAACCCCTTCAAAGTCAGCTTTATCAATGCTTTCAACTTCATAGGTTCAAGATGTTCAAGATATTTCTCCTATATACTTTTATTATTTAGATATATATTTATTTTTTTTTAAGATAAAATTAGTAATTATTAAGAAGTATCAAAACATCTTGAACATCTTGAACTTCCCTGTAATATCAAGGGTTACATCTTGAACCCACATCTTGAACCATCTTGAACCCATCTTGAACTTATAAAACATAATCAGCTAAATTCCCCTGTTCCATAATTCTTTCCCTGATGCTTAAAAATTGCTTCATAGTTTTCCCACTGACATCCCAAAAGGCAAGATGCTTTGGTTCACCACTGGATGAAGTATATTTAATCACATAGTAAAATTTAGTTCCCATTTTGGCAGTGGTTCCAGTGGTATTATGATATTGTGCCATGAAATTTTGTTCAGGAAGTGCGTCAATAGCGGTAATTTGTTTGTATGGAAGGGTGACATTCAAGTCAGGATTGGTTTTGCTAATTATTAGTGCGTCATCTTCTAAAGTAATTTTACATGGAAAATCTTGAAGAAATCCCTGCAAACCTTCATAATACATGACATTCAAAGTATTGTTGTTCTTTTTCTTTCTACCAAACATTAAAATCACACATCCTTTCTTTATATTACATTGCTTTGAAAAGCAATTGCTTTACCTAAAATTCTAATTTCATTAAGTTCTTCACCTTTGTAAACTAAAGGTTTATATGCTGGATTTTCAGCAACTAATATAATTTCACCTTTCTTTTTATAAACTCTTTTCAAAGTAGCTTCATTGTCAATAAGCACAGCAGCAATTTCTCCATCATTAACATCAGGTTGCTTCCTGATAAAAACAATATCCCCATCACATATTCTTGCATTTATCATGCTGTCACCTTTAACCCTCAAACAAAAAGTCAGCCCTGATATTAGCACCAGCTTCAACATATGATTCAAAATGTTCTTCAGCAAATATTGGTTGACCTGCTGCAATAGTTCCCAGCAAAGGGAACTTTCTTGTTTCAATCTTTAAAATATTATCAGGATATTCAGTAACAGTTCTTTCCATTGGTACATCATAACCCATTAACCAAGCTTCATTTACATTCAGGGCTTTGGCAATTTTATATAATGCTTTCTGTTTTGGTTCATATATACCTGAATAATATTGACTTATTGCAGATTTTGAAAGACCAGTTCTTTCTACCAGGTCAGCTTGTTTCATATCTCTAATTTCCATGGCTTTTCTCATTCTACTTGCAAATGAATCTTTCATTTAATAACACCATCCTTTCTATATCATATTATACACTAAAGTTCAAGAAATTATAACTATTTTTGAAAAAAAGTTAAGAAAACTGAAAAATATCCTTGACACTATTTTTCCCTAATGATATTATGTATATAAGTTCAGGAAGTTGAACTAAATAGTTCAGCTTTCCAAAGGTGTTCCTTGATAATTGAATACAGACCAGTAAAAGGCATGGCACAATCCCCATGT